CCGAAATCCAGTCAAACCCGTTGGAGATGAACAGGTTGGCTGAACTGGCTGAAACAGGCTGGAGCCACAGGTCACCCAGAGGGGCAACGGCTGGCTCGTTGGCCTGAATGGTCAGGGCCATGTTCCCACCGGGAGGGCCGACTGGACCCGGGGGCCCGGAGTTCCCGGTGGCCATGAGCCAAGGAAGCTGGCTCCACCGCAGGGTGCCGTCGCCAATCTTCAGAAGCTGGCCCGGATTGGTAGAGCCAATCACATAGCCAAACTCACCAGAGGCAAGAACAGGGTCGTTCTTGGCCCAGTTTTCTGCGGTGTCCTGCCGTACCCGGATTTTCCAGTAGCCCCGCTCATCGGAGGCGCAGTTGGAGAACGTCGAGGGTGCGTGGCAGGGGATGGCTGGAAGAGACATGGGACGCTCCTGCCCTATTTATGTCCCGCTCGCAGCAAACTGAACCGCTACTTTGGCCTCTTCCAAGCTGGGCAGTGCTTCTCCTTGACGAGATTGACGGCATCTGCCTTGGTCAGCTTGGGGTTACCGGCCATGGCCTGCTTGGCAAGTCGGTTGACGATCTTGGGGTTGAGGGCTGGCTTGGTCGGCTCCACCTCATGCCCCTCGATGTTCACGATCCCGCTCACGTTGAGGTTACGCTTGCGGGCCACCCGCTTGATGTCAGCAACGGAGTCCACCCAAGCCTCTGGGTCCATGTGCCCCCTGCGGTCAGCGAGCCCACCCATGTAGTAGCGACCTGTAATGTTTATCCCCGCAGCCTTGGCCTCCCGGGCCATCTTCTTGGCCATCCTCGCCGGAATGCCGTCCATCCAGTTGCCGTCGAGCCTGCCCTGCATAAAGGCCCTGTCTGTGCCTTGGGTTCCCGGGGGTTGCTGGAGGGCGCACATCTCGGCAAATCGCGGGGACTGGCCAGCGTTGACCATTCGGATGTAATGCGCCCGAACCTCCAAGCTGGCCCGCTGAATGTCAAAGGGAAGCTCAATCATGCAATCCTCCAAGTAGTGCCGCTGGCAACGCCGCTAACGGTACTGCGAGAAACTCCAAACCATTTGACAAGGAATGTCCGTAACCCAGCGGTGCGGCTCTGGTGGCGGCGATACATTTCACGGATCGACCGAACGTCGGACTCACGCAGCTTGGACTGGGGCAGAGCCTCGCCTTTAAGGGTCCCCTGCCTGCCCTTTGCCACCTTGTCTTCCGCGTTTGACTTGTCCGTACCAAGGAACAAGTGATCTGGGCGAACGCACTTGGGGTTGTCGCACTTGTGCAGGACTAAAGCACCTTCGGTTATTGGGCCGTTATGAAGCTCCCACGACACGCGATGGCTTGCCACCGTTTTGCCACTGTCCTTTATCTTTCCATAGCCGTCATGGTTACAGCACCCAGTCCACTCCCAGCACCCATTTGGGACACCGGAATCGACCTTCATCCAGAACCTCTCCTCCAGACTGTCACTCACGGCTGTAGCTCCTGTGGGACTTGCTGGGGTTCAGAAACCTCCCCGCCACCATCCGGGGCCGGGGAGGCGGGCTCGGCTGGTCCGGCTGGTGGCTGGGGAGGCTGCGGCGGCGGTGGTTCAGGGATCATGTACGGGCCGTAGTCAACGTCGATGGCCTCGCAATAGTCTTTCAGGAGGCTGTTCATGGGGCCAACGATCCCCTGCATCACAAGGGGCTGGAGGACCGGGCCCAGAGTCTGGAGAGCAATCTGGAGAGCCTCGATGCGACCTGCCTTGTTCGGCTTGCGAGCGGAACCGGCTTCGATCCGGTACTCGTAGTTCATCGCAAGCTGACCAAGGGACACGTTCTCCTGAAGGTTCTTCCAAACCGTCGCACCAATCGGACCCAGCACCGGGGCAACGTCCTGCTCCTGCAAGAGCCAGCGGGCAGCCAGTGCCTCGCGTCGAGCAAGCAAGGACATGGAGTCTTCCAGCACGGAGGCCATGTCATCCGGCCTGACCGAAATCTGCTCGGACTTCACCTGCGCCTCTGCGGCACTTCTATACTGGGCGCGTGTGAGCCCATACGTTAGTTCAGTAAGCCCCACCCGCTTGTCGAACATCTCCGAAACGGCCTGAATGATCTGCCATAATTCCGGGGAAACCTGCGGGAGTTGCAGGATGGAAACGATGTCATTGACCGACCGGCCAAGAGTCTCGGACAACTCGACCAGCGAGAACCCGGACTGCTCATGCTTGAGCAACTGATCCTTGATGTCATCGCCAGCCGCCTTGCTGACACCCACCAAAGTCTTGGAGGAAATCATCACGCGGGTGGCAAGGAACGATAGGGCCCAGTTCAGGAATCGCAACTCAGGGAGCCCCGGTTTCATGTGGGAAATAGGCCACACCGACCCGGGCTTGCGGTGACACTGGAAGGGAGTGAACGGCCAGCCGTTGTGGTCCGCAAAAAAAGGAATCGGCCAGCGGGTGCGGGTGAAAAGGCTGTTGGGAAGGCCAGTCTCGTCCGGCTCTTCAAGGGCGATTTCCTTGGGGACATTCAAGGGGTACTCGACGCCTTCCGCCACAACGAGGTAGCAGTTGGGGCCAAGGGCATCGAACATCTGGGCGAACTCTTTGGGGGCACCCTTGAGAGTGTGTCCGAACCCCGTCTTGCTCCAGATTTTCCAATAGACGATGAGGTCGTTCGTCTTCCCGTTCTTCTTCTTCATCTTGTAGCCACGGTCCTCTTCCATGGACCGGGCGACAAAGCTCTCCATGTGGCCCTTCAGTTCGCTCCTGTCGAGCCCGTACTTCTCGGCCACTTCGGCAATCGGGTGAACGCACCGCCGGGCACACCACAGGATGTCCTCCTGCTCGTCTGCGTCCGGGTCCAGAAGAAGGTTGTCAACTGAATCATGGAAGCTACCGATGAGCCCAACAGGCGGGCCGTCCTCGCCACCCATCTCAATCAATTCAGTCCACCACACCCCCATGCCCTTCAGAATGCCCTCGTCCACAACCTTGCGGGTGTGTTCTTTGAGGTTCAACTGATTCGGGGTGTAGTTCAGGTAGGCCGACACAATCTCTGCAAAGGCTTCCCGCTGTTGCTCGGCCAATCCAATCTCTTGGCTGGCTTGAAGGTATTGCTCGACATTCGGCGGAAGCATCGGCTGCCCAGTCATCGGATCAACCTGCGGCGGCTGGCTGGTGTCGATGCCAACAGCCTCTGGCGGCACCACCGGGAACTTCTTGGCAGTCACAGTCCGCACCGGATTGCGGGCGTAGATGACTGAGCCAATGAGCTTTACAGCCTCAAAAGCACGGTTCACAGTCATCCGAAAGCTGGGCGGCGCGATCTTGGAGTAGGGCGAGGCACCCTCTTTCCAGAACCAGTTGTCGCCCCCGTCGAAGAATTGCATGGCCTCTTTGGCGTCCTCTGAGAACGCTCGCTTGGCCTTGCGGGCAAGCTCCAGCTTCTTCAGCCAGCCAGTGGAAATGCTCCGAAGGGCATCCTCCATTTGCTTCTGGGGGATGATGTCAGGGGGCGGGTCAGCCAGTTGGCTGGGATCGCCGCCGGACATGGGGACTTCTGGGTCGAGGTTCGCGTCCATCACTTGCTCCCGTATCTGCGGCAACAGTACCACTGACCACTCGGACCCTGTGCGTAACCAACATCCGCGTCCGGCATCCCGCTGTTGGCGAAACAACAGTTCCGATAAGCCGCATCCGGGGTGGGCCCCATGCCCAGACCTTCCGGCCCGGAGTTACCACCAAGGTGCTGGAGCCTGCCCATCTGGGCACAGGCTTCCGCCACCCCCTGTGCCGTGTTGACCATGGCTCTGGCGACATTGGCGACCGGCTGGCCTTGCTGGTACTGACGGCGGCGAGGAGCGGCAACGGCGGGCTCGGCACACGCCAGCAAGAAAAGGACGAAGAAGAGGCGTGTCATTCGGCCACCTCCACTTCCACCTGATCCTCCTTGCGGGGGCGACCGGGGCCACGGCGAACCGGCTCGTCAGAGCGGGCGGCATCCAGCTTGAGCTTCGTCAAAAGCCCCTTAATCTCCTTGAGAGTCTCGGTGGTCGGGTGCAGCGTGAAGCACCCCCACTTCGCCCAGTTCCCAGCCATCTCGCTCTCCCGCCAGAACGGGTCATCCTTGTGGCGAACTGACTTCTTCTCCACAAACCCGGCCACCTGCGAGAACACCAGAACGGAAACTGATTCGCGGCCCGGCCTCTCGATGATCCAACCCAGAACGGGATCGGATGAACCACTGGGATCGTCGTGCCAGAAAACCAAATCGCCAATCTCGACGCTGGGGAACGTGAACATGGATTGCCTCCAAGGAAAAGGGACTCGCGGTAGCCTATCGGGCCCCCAATGGCGGGCAATGGTTACGCTGAGAACCGAAACTCAGCCTTCAGTTGGTCGAACAGGACTTGGGCTTCGGGAGTTACGGAGTCGTTCTTCGCGTTGTTCTGCTCTGGCGTAAGAGGCTGGAGGTTGCGCCAGTTGTTCACCGCCAAGAACTCTGCCCGCTCCTGAAGGTTGGCCTTGGCCAGCGGGTAGATGTGGTCAATCTCCCATGCCGTGCCCATGTTCTCCCGGGTCATCCCGGGCTGGAACTTGGACTCCATGTGGGACCAAAACTCGGCAATGGTGCAGCCCATGTCGCGGATGGCGGAACCTTTCTTGGCGTTGCCTTTGACGGCATCGTAAAGGCGAGTGCGCAGATTCCCTCGCAGCTTGAAGTCTGGGTCGCTTCTTCTGGCATCGGCAGCCCATTCGCGGTGATAATCACGGCGTTTTTCAGGGTTCTCCATTGCCCACTTTTTGGCAGAACCGCGACAAAGCTGGCGGGACTTCTCCAAGTTCGCAGCCCGCCACTTATAGGAATGCTCTCTGTTTTTAATGCGAGTGCGCTCCGGGTCTGAGGACCGACTCTTGCGATTCGCTTCAGCGTAGTAATCCAGATTCGCGGCCCACTCTTCTGGAGTGCATTCAGCCTTCTTTTTATTTGGGTTTCGTGCCACAACCTTACCCCGCAGTGCCTTCACCGCAGCGTCAAACTCTTCTTTGGTCATCTGTAATCCTCCTCGTCGCAGCGTTACCACAGCGGCTCCGCTCTGCCAACCAAAGGGCGTGATTCGCCTCCGGCGAATCGTGCGTTACGCGATGTAGGTGTGCGTATATGAGTTGGGTGCCAAGTACACCACACCGTCCTGTTCGCCCCGCTCTTTTCGGCGGCGAGCAACCCAATCCTCCCACCAAGCCTTCTCTACTTTCACATCCGGCTTGTGGTACTTGATGTCCGCAGCCATCAGGTAGCGAAGGCAGTCCATGAGGTGGGAAACCGACCGGGGGTGCGGCTTGTCAAG